CAAAAGCAAATTCTTATCGCGCAGATGCTGGGGCCTGTCTGGGGATGGTTCAAGCAAGCCGCCTCGATCGTCGGGGATCAGCCGGCAGACATTCGGATGCAGTGGACCCCAGCCCGTCGAGAGCTGATCGATCCACAAAAAGAGGTCGGCGCAATCATCGAAGCGGTGCGCGGTGGCCTGATGAGTTTGTCTGAAGCGATCCGCCGGTCTGGTTATGAACCCGGCGAGGTCATGGCTGAAATCGCCCGCGATGCGGCCATGCTCGACGAATTGGGGCTTATCTTGGACACAGACCCCCGCAACGTAACAGCGGCCGGAATGCTGCAGATGGAACAAACCCAGGAGACTGACACCAATGAATGAGAAGAAACTCGCGGCGAAACATTCGCAAGCGAGCAAAGATATGATGCAAACGGTTCACACCGAGCGCATGGGCGAGCTTTTACAAACTAGAGCTCAATTTATTCCGTCATCTGTTGACGCTGAAACGCGAAGCGTTGAGGTGACTTGGACAACGGGCGCGCCCGTGTTGCGTCGGAATCTCGGCGGCGGTTCCTATTTCGAGGAGCTGTCACTTGGTGACGCCGTCAACATGGAGCGCCTCAACAGTGGGGCGCCCTTACTCAACAGCCACAAGGCCGCCGACCTCTCCGACATTGTCGGCGTCGTCGAGCGCGCCTGGACTGACGAGAAGGAGGGCCGCGCCGTTGTGCGGTTCTCTGATCGTGCTGAGGTCGAGCCAATTTGGCGCGACGTTCAGAATGGGATCATTCGCTCAATTTCTGTGGGTTACTCCGTGGAAGAATTCGAGCGTATCGATTCCAAACGTGAGGGCGATCCTCACACTCTCCGGGCCATTAGCTGGACGCCGCACGAACTAAGTTTGGTGCCAATTCCGGCAGACATGGCCTCTCAAATCCGCGAGCTGGAAACAGCTCAGGAACCACCGACCGAAAAGGAACCATTAAACATGGACGACACCCGTGAGATGGAGCAGGCGGCGCCCGTCGAGGCTGCTGTTACTGCTCCCGATAACTCCGCAGCCATTGAGGCTGCAATCAAGTCCGAGCGCCAGCGCTCGGTTGACATCCGTCACTGCGTCCGGGCCGCTGGCCTCGATGACGCTGTGGCAGAAAGCATGATCACCGACGGCGTTCAAATCGACGCCGCTCGTAAATCTGTGATTGATCAGCTGGCCCAGCGCCAAGCTGCAGCCCCTACCGTTCAGCACGTTTCTGTCGTCGAAGACGCCAGCGACAAGCGCGCCGCCTGTCTTGAGGCAGCTCTTGAGGCCCGCGTGGGTCTTGGCGAGTGGACCGATCAGGCCAAGTCTGAGCGCTCCTCTTCCATGCTGGACATGGCAAAGGAAAGCCTCAGCCGCTCCGGTGCCAACGTTGTTGGAATGTCTAAGAGTGAGATCGCACACCGCGCGATGCACTCGACTTCTGATTTCCCCCTGTTGCTGAGCAACATTGCCCGCAAGTCGCTGCAAGGCGCTTATGAGGCAGAGGCCCAGACATGGCGCCCCCTGGCACGTCAGCGCAACCTGCCTGATTTCCGCCCAGTGTACGAGGTCCAGGTCAACGGGCAGATCGTGCCCGAAGAGCTGGCAGAAGGTGGCGAATACAAGGCCGCCACAATCACAGAAGCTCAGACCAGCTGGAGCCTGAAGAGCTACGCGAAGAAAATTCGCGTCACTCGCAACCTGATCATCAACGACGATCTGGACGCGCTTAGCCGCATCCCCCAGATGATCGGTCGCGGCATGAGCCTGTTCGAGTCGAATCAGATGTGGGCGCTTCTGACTTCTAACCCCACCATGGGCGAAGACAGCAAAGCACTGTTCCACGCTGACCATGACAACAGCGGAACCGGCGCCATCTCGGTGGATGCCATCTCAGACGCCCGCTTTGCTCTTCGCAATCAGAGCGATCTCGCAGGCAACCGGGTCAACCTGGGCGCCAAGTATTTGGTGATTCCTACCGCGCTTGAGACTGACGCTGAGCAGTTCCTGGCCCCGTTCACTCCTGCCCAGATTGGCAACGTGAACCCATTCAGCGGCAAGCTCCAGATCATCGCCGAGCCTCGTCTCGATGATGCTTCGAGCTCTGTCTACTATGTGACCGCCGACCCCGCTCAGGTCGACATGCTGGTCTATGGCTATCTCGAAGGAGAGGCCGGCCCTCAGGTCACAACCCTCGACGAACGCGACCCTGATGGAACTACCATCCTGGCCCGTCTCGATTTCGGCGCTTCTGTGCTGAACCATCGCGGTTTCTACAAGTCCACTGGCGCTTGATCTAGGAGGATCTACTCATGAAAAACTACGTTCAAAACGGCTCTAACCTGACCATCACGGCAGGCGCGGCCATCAGCTCAGGCGATTTCGTCGTAACAGGTGATCTCGTTGGTGTTGCCGTAACTGATGCAGCAAGCGGCGATCCCGTCGCCCTCTCTTGCTACGGCGTCTTTACAGGCACCAAAGCATCCGGCGCCTCTTTGGCGGTGGGTGATGTGGCCTATCTAAACAGCACCGGCAAGATCACCAACACAGCTACCAGCAACGACGCTGTGGGCCTTGTGGTTGCCGTCACCTCCACCACTGTGGATGTGAAAGTGTTCGGCCGTAAGGTGGCCTAATGAGGCAGGATCTGGCAAACCGGATCCTTAGCGCGGCGACAGCGAGACTCGGGGAACCGGTCACGCTGTCCCGCGACTCTTCGAGCTATTCGCTGCGCGGGATT